TTTATTCCTCCTCAACAACCGTTATCTCTATAATCTTATCACATGTTTTTACACAAAAACCACTATTTCTTTCATTATAAGTACTAATTGTTATAATTTTATAATCCCTTAAATCAATAAGTTCATTTAAGCATTTTAATATATTTAAAACTTCATTAGCTTTCATACTACAACCTCCTCAAATTCTTTCGATAACACTCATGCAATTCATTATGGAATTTTTCCATTTCATTTTCATCATAAACATTCATAGAAGCAACATCGAACAAATGATTAACAGAACGGTTGTGCAATTTCTCAAGTTCATAGACATTCTTTGTTACATTCATGAATTCCATGTTACGATTTACAGCTTCAATTCTCTTACTAGCTTCTCTATTCATTTAGTCCACCTATTTATTAAGTAAGTTAAGCAACCCATAGTTATAAATACACCAACAGATAAACCTGTAATAAAAGACCATATCACCTTAAAGCCTCCTTAAACAACCAACACATATAAACAACACCAAATCCGATAAATACGCCTGTAATTAAATCCATCATAAATCCTCTTTATAATTAATATAATCTTGTACAGTTTTTGCACCATTATTTCTACAATACAATCTTAGATTTTCCTCTTTAAATCTATCAAGTTCACATTTAGTTTCTACAAGTTCCAAAGTTACTCTATTTAACTCTTGACAATTAAAATCATAACATTCTTTTAGTTTCTTATACTTTTCTTTATATTTACCCATTTCAATATCCTTTCAAAATACTAATAATCTCATAACAAGCATTTTTAATTTCCATGCTTTCAAACCGCATATGCCCTTGTAAGAAACTATCAATAAAGACCTTAAAGAATCCAACTGTCTTATTACGGCTAATCAGCAAAGTATTTGGCGTGTGATCATCCATAGTAATACTATAAATTAAATTACTTGTGGGCTGAACATCTTCACTCACATAAATAATACCACTCGCATAATTAGCCCAAACACCATAGACTTTATCAAGATACTTCATACCAAAATAGTAATTACAATTACCAGACTTCTTTTCAATGAATTCAAAACTGTCATTAACAAACTCATTATAAAGAGAGTAATCACCATATTTAGTGCCATCAATCAGACTTCCAAATTTAGTGGCTCTTTGTTTCTCAAGAAATTCATAATCATAATCCAAATGAATTAAAACATTCTTATCAGCCGTCTTACTAATACCACCGGGTTCAGGCTTTCTCAATTTCCAAAATGCTGTATAAGGATTAACATAACTTAAGCTATTGGCTAGCAAAAACATTTTAACACGTCCTTCATAACGGTCAACTGTGTCATAAAGATTCAACAAGCGATTTACTTCATTCTTCAAATAGCGCTCCTGGTTACTTTCGTCCACAATAAATTCATCAAAAATGAGCATTGTAACGTTCGCAAAACTGATACTTTTTAAGTAGTTCTGATTACCCAAACAAATAGGATAACCAGCAATTTCACCATCGATCATGTATTGACCGCTTCTGGTATAGCTAATTTCATGATCATGGAATTCATCATTTCTTATCACATCATCAAACAATTGGCTTTTGACCTTGTCAATTTCTGTCACTCTTCTTCTAAGGTAAATAAATTCTTCACCCTTTTTAATGAAGTTGCGTATCGCCCGACACTTACCCCAGTATGTTTTGCCATGACCACGGGGACCGATCACCATATTAATAAGCGCATTATGTGTGTATAAAAAATCTCCATTAAACCACGCCAACGAAACACCTTCTTTCAATTAAAAAGGAAAGAACAATAAAGCTTGCTTAAACAGATGAGGTCAACACTGTACCATATTACGGCACCTTCTTCAGGTGTGACTACCCGCATATGGGAGTAAGCATGAAACTTTACGTCTTTCCTATCTGTAATTTTATCATTTTTTAAATGTAAAGTCAATATCCTTAAAATAAATACCGCCCTTCACATGCTTCTGTTGCAACTTACCACCATACCGCTCACCCGGGTGAAAGTTTTCCCATGTCACATAAGGATAACACCCGGCTGGCATACCCGCACAAGTCACACTAAGTTTGTACATTTCACCATCAATTCGTTCATAGATTCCACTATCATCTTTCTTTTCGACCCTTTTCGCTTCAATGTAAGTCTTTTGCCTAAGGTATCTGGATTTGTCAAATGTATTTTCATGAGCCCATGCTCCAAGTTCAGTATCCGATATTTCAAGATTATCTGGCAGTTCAGTTCCCAATAAGTGCAAGCTGTCAGTATCAGCGTAAATGAATCGGTCAAAAACATTTTGGGCGCTTCGAATTGTTTTATTTCTTGCCCATGCAGTGATGAAGCTTCCAACGGGTATATAAATAGGGTTTCTTTGTTCTTCTTGTCCCAATCGATATTTAATCACTCCTTCTTCGTCCATGTACGGATATTTACTTCTAACATTGGGATTCAATGCAAACTTACCATACAAGGCATTTAACATTAGTTTAGCTAATTGACGCATTGGCTTATTACCATTTATTGTACTTTCTATTTTAATTTTAATCCAGTAGTCAATATAATCTTTAAATAAGCCCACAGCGCTCTTAAATTTCCAACCGTCCATCCACTCAATGTTATAGACATTATAGTGATCAAGGAATAAAGCCAGATCTGTGCTTGTTAAAGTCATAACAATATCTTCCCCGGCACTATCCACTAAATATTCATTGGGCATAAAAGCACTATTATTTTTTAATTGGATTGTGGGGATATGATCTTTTTTTAACTCAAATTGGCATCTTATTTTCTGTACATACAAATCATATACACTGTCATTACGATATTTCCCATTAAAGAACACTCCCTCACCATACGGCATTTTATTAAAGTACATTACTGACGGATATAAACTATTTACATCAAGTACAATGGTTTTACCGATATCAACGTCAGCGTATTCTGGTTTTAAATAAGTAAAACCCCCGCGGTAACTTTTTCTTACTTGCCTGTCATAATCAGGAATAGGAAACCACTTTTCAAATTTTGCTTTACCCACCGTATTTTTATAATGATATAAAGCATTAGAACCTTGCGTCATTCTGTCAAGGTTTTGTTCAAATAACATCTTTAAAGCCTTAGCTACAATGACAACATCATTTTTTAAATAAGCAACTTCTTCAGGTGTTAATTCATGACCAACTTCACGATATTCTTTATAGTCAATTTCAAGTTTTTGTTCAGGAATGCCCCAGCCTTTTGCAATCTTATCAACAGAAAAAGGCAATATCTTAAGTGAATCATAAATTGTCACTTTATTTACAATCTTTCCATTATGTTGATAATCAAAGTAAATGGTCATTGAATAAAATAAACCACTGTCGCTTATTAACGTTTCAAATGTATGAGGTGCTTTATCTTCTTTATCAATAATATGCTTATACCCATGATTAAACAACCATGATAAAATAAACTCACCATCAAACTTTAAGTTATGAAAGTACAATGTATAATTATCTGTATCTTGACAAAAAAGCATAAAATCGTCTAAGTTATTACCATAAAGAAAAATATCGTCTGGCTCATCAATTGAACAAATGCCATAAGCCCAGACACGGCAATCTTCAGGGTCAGTGGTTGTCTCAAAGTCCGCTGTAAACCGCATAGGCTTCTTCCCAACGGCTTAAAGCATTTGACGCAATAGTATCAGCCGGGAGCGGGTCACTTGTAAATTGGATATTGAGAATCGGGTCATCAAAGTAATTGAACATAACAAAGTCCTCTGGGAGTTCTGCTACAAAATTAAATAAGGCATTTACTTGGCCACTCATTTCTCCATTTGGTCCGGTTAAGTGATTTAGAATTGAGCTTAGATAAGCTTCTTTATACCTCAATGATTTCTCAACACTATAACGTTTAGTTGATTGCTTCTTTAAACTTTCAACCATTTTTTCATATTCTTTCCCTGGCTTAATTCGGTCATAATTTACTTTCTTTGGCAAGTATTGATCAATATCAATCCCACCTTGCGTGGACAAATCTTCATTTACCATGCGCGGGTTATTTTCCAATATCTTTTTCAATTCATTTTTTCTATTGGCGTTAATGGCATTGAGTTTATACCGATTCTCTTGTATTTGATACTTTGTGAGCTTAAGACCACTTTCAAATTCAACAACTTCCTTAATGGCTTCACCCCTAAAACGATCAAGGGATTTAATAAACTTGTTAAAGTCATTTCTCGTACCCTCTTTAATGACAGGCAAAATATCTTTCATCACTTGTCTTTCGGGTGTTAAGTCAAAAAGTTCTGGGTGTGATTTTAAAAGACTATTGCGTCTTGAATTGAAATTTTTTATGGTCTTTGCAAGTTTTGCTTGATCACTTTGTCTCCACTTAATTTTACTTGTTCGGGGCATGTTAACACCTCTCCTGTTTCTTTAATAATAACATAAAAGCCCCTCTTTTCGATTTTCCTGTATACAATAAGAACAGAAAGTTCATGCATATAAATATCAAAGTTGAAACGTGAACTTAAACTCTTATGAATAAACCGCATTTTTGGAACAGCTTCTTCCAGAAACTTCTTTTTATAATACATACTAGAAAAATGAAAAATAAGCTGATTACTTTCAGCTTTGTATGGGCTCTTTTCCAAATCATAACACACACCATTGCGCGTTAAATTTGCATTATTTATATTAATTCAACTCCTTTCAATATAGAGATAGCCCGGATAGACCGGGCGTATCTTTTAATCAACTTAAACCGCTGGCATAATATCCATGTAAGTTCTGTTTTCTTTTGTTTTACCACTGATAATTTTAATCGGGAGTGGGTCATCTTTCCATGATGGTTCACCAAAGACAGAACAAATATTTTCAAAACTTTTGATTACAGTCTTACTATTGGTAGTAATTGCGCCCTGATCTGTAATCAGTGTGATAATTTCAGTGGGGATAATTTCACCAGTATCACCGTCTTTAATTTCCTTATTAAATAAGCAGAATTCCGTAACAGCTAAAGTTTCACCGACTAAATCTTTTAAACTTTGATTGTTTCCCATGGTGGCATTGTAGATCAATGCCTTTGATTCTCTTGAACCATCATCAACTAAACTTGTTTTAATTACTTCTACACCATTCATATTTATTCAGCCTCCTGTGCTTCTCTTACTTTAATAATATTTGCCATTGCAATGAAATCATCTACTGGAACACTGTAAGTATCTTCCTGATGTTCAAGACCTGTAATCATGAACGCTTCGCCTACTTCTAAATTAAGCGATTTGTTTAAGTGTTTTAAAGCCTTTTCCATATCCAGATGACCAACAGCATACTGCATGGGCATTTCCATTTCCAAAAGTTCGCCATTGTCATATTTAATTTTCTTTGCCATAATTTCAGTTGTCTTTAATGTTCTTGTAATATTCTTAACCATTATTTGTTCTCCTTTAATTTTGAAAATTCAGGGATTAACCATGCAACCCCAATAACTGCGATTGTTAACATAACTTCTTGCATAACTTGAATAAAATTGTAAACTTCCATTTTGTTCTCCTTAATATACAAAGTTTAGAAAAGACTGCATGTAATACGTTAGGTGACCTCTCTTTCTTTTACTTAATTTGCAGTCTTTTCACGGTTACGGGTATGTAATAACCTTAATCATTACGTTCACAAACCGATTTAATTTCTTTAAATTTTTCATACCCTGACACCCAAAAAGGGGTGTTTCGTCTTAATTTTCAAAGACTCTTCAGAGGGCTAATTAAGATTTCCGTTATGAATCTCTATCATAAATTTCTTCAAAAGCATCACAATAACCTTTTATTTCATCTTGTATATCAGGATGATAATATTCAAAAATCGGATCCTCCATATAACTCATATAAGTATCAAGAGTTGATTCATAGCCAAGCAATTCAAAATCTTTTTTAGCCCATTCATAACCTAATAAATAACTAGCACTTTTCATTTTTGGTTGACCTCAACTTTCTTTATCTTATGTACTTATTATAACCCTTTATTTGAACTTTGTCAAGCCCTTTAACTCAAAAATCTGCATAAAATTTACTTTCTTAAGGTTTCATGATATAATTAAAAGAAACGAGGTAAGGAGTATGAGTGTGCAAGACTTAGTAAATATTCTGGTTAACAATGGTGTCGCCGTTGCGTGTGTCGCTTACTTTATGTATTTCAACAATACCACCATGAAAGAATTTACCAAAGCCATGACCGATGTTCAAACCACTCTTATTAAAGTGGTTGAAAAAATTGATACCGTGGCAGACGATTGTAAGAAAGGAGGTGAATAATATGCAATTATGGGAAGATAATGACATTAAAGTATTTCTTTATTATGCGGGATATGATCTTGAAGGGGAAGATATTAATACCCCATTAGGCGCTTATGACGCGGATACCCCAGCCCGTCGGGCGATTCAAAAATTTGAATCCGATCACAACATGGTCGTGGATTCTGGGATCTGGGGAGATCAGTGTCAAGCACAGGCGATTTCTATTTTAGACAATGGTCTTGACCTCTCCACTCATTTTAACTCAACAGAGTTTGGTTGTGGTCTTTGTCCAGGAGATGATGAATACCCATATCATGATGAATGGTGCTTACACTGGCCGACACTCCCAGCTCGTGAACTTTTAGAAAAACTGGAAGCCCTGAGAGTTCGTGCAGATGCACCCATTACGATTACCAGTGGTGTACGTTGTCAGACTTTTAATGACAGCTTACCGGGTTCTGTTCCCTATTCCAATCATCGCATTGGCAGAGCAGCTGATGTTGTTATTCCGGGTTACAGTCCTGATGAAGTACATACCATGGCTTTAGATGCGGGTTTTGATATTGGTTCCTATGCAGGGAATGGATATACACATGTACAAGTATAGAAAGGAGATTAAGTTTGACAAGAGAAGAATTTGATACCATGTTAGATCGTGTGCGTATGGCAAAAGACGATGACGAATCTGAACGTGGTCGAGAGGAATTTTGGGAGGCTTACCAGAAATACGGTGAGGAACGGGTAGACGCTACGGTCGATATTGACGAACTAAAAGAAGAGCGTGACCGTCTTTACCGTGAACGTGATGAAGCCATTGCAGAACGTGACCGTTACAGTGCGGAACTTGATGATCAGCGCCGCCTTACTTCTAAAGTAAGAGAACGCAATGGTGAGCTTTTAAAACGTATTGGAATGCCTAAAGATGAAGATTATGCAGAACCTGCTAAAGAGGGTGAAACATATGATCTGGATTCATTATTTGATGAGAAAGGAAATTTATTTTAATGCCAGCAGATAGAGTAGATAAAACAGTTGAAACCTTTAACGCTGTAAGAGCGCTAGCCTCTGAAGATTTTCAGAACGCTGTTCCTCTTGCGACACGTGCCAATATTATTGATGTTGGGAACCCAATTCTTACCTTTAAAGAGTTCGCCAACGAGTATTTAAATATCCTGATTAACCGTATTGCCTTTACATGGGTACGTAATAAAATTTACCGAAACCCATTAGCACCTCTGAAGAAAGGCAACTTCAGACTGGGTACCATGGTTCAGGAGATTTATACAAATCCAGCCAAAGCACAAGCCTTTGACGCAAATGACATGCCGGGTATTCTGAGAAGAACCAACCCAGATACTAAAGTGGCTTACCACCAGCGCAATCGTGAAGATCAGTATCCTGTCACTATCGACATGATTCTGTTAAGAGGTGCATTTGTTTCATGGGACGCTCACGCTGAAATGATTTCTTCTATTACAAATTCACTTTATAATGGAAACTATATTGATGAATTTACCTTAATGAAAGAAACATTCTCCAGTGCGGTTGATAAGAATACCATTGTTGTTCAGCCTTCCGCTGCTGCTGATATTACAGTCGATGGTGCAGCCCGTGCCTTAACCGGACAGATTAAGAACCTTGTATCTTCTTTTGGTTTCCCTTCTACTAAGTATAATAACTATTCCAATTTACAGGGAGCGGTTGGGGAACCCATTGTTACCTTCACCAATCCAGAAGACATTATCGTTCTGATTCGTGCGGACATTATGAACTATATCGATCTTGATGTTTTAGCTGTTGCTTTCAATATGGAAAAAGCGGAATTCATGGGGAATATCATTACCGTTGACTCATTCCCTAACGAAAACATTCAGGCCATTGTTATGGATAAAGACTTGCCAATGATTTTTGACAATCTTTTTGAAATGACGGATTTCTGGAACGCTAAAACATTAAACTGGAACTTCTGGTTAACCGTATTCCAAACATATTCTCTTAGCCCATTTGTTAATGCCGTCGCTATTGTAGCTAATGCGCCGACACCGTCCATTACCTCTGTAACGGTTGAACCAACAACTGCCACTGTAAACAAAGGTGGTAATACACAATTTACTGCTGAAGTTGTAGCCGTTGGTGGTGCGAATAAGGGTGTTACATGGTCTGTAGAAGGCGGTGTAGCTGGAACAACGGTTGACGCAAATGGTAAATTAGTGGTTGCTTCAGGTGAAACAGCTACAAGTCTTACCGTCAAAGCAACCTCCATCTTTGATCCTTCTAAAGTTGGTTCGGCCACGGTCACTGTACCGCAAGCTTAAATTTGTCCTCCTTTTAAATATAGCCCCGTTCCATTTAATGGGCGGGGCAACTTCTTAGAAAGGAAGTGATTAAATGGCTTTTACTCCTCAAGGAGTGATTAACTTCTGTTATGTAAAAATCGATAACAGCTATCAAAATGAATTGTTATTTACTGATCAAGCCGCCCAACTCGCTTATTTTCGCTCAGCAACGGTGAGAAGTGTTAGTGATTATTCCTTTATTAAACCTCAGAATATTATACGGGTTAATGGCAATATTGAAAACTGGTATGATGTCAACTATGTAATGTATCAAAACACCAATTTTACAGGGGTAAGATGGCACTTCGCCTTTATTACCGATATAAGATGGCGGTCAGACAATTCAACCGAGCTTGTCATTGAAACAGACTACTGGAATACATTCAAGTGGCAATTTCAAGTCAAAGAATGTTTTGTCGAGCGTGAGCATGGGGATGTCACTCAAAGTATCAGTGTTGAAGAAGGTCTTGATTTTGGTAATGAGTATGTACTCAGACAGCAGACTCACCTCTGGGATACTGCTGGAGCTAACTATGTTGTATGTATGACTGAAACAGTCATGGATATTATGAAGTCTAAGTGGTGGGATAAAACACCCCCATCAGCTATGGGCAGAGCACCACAGGCTGTTCACTATTACCAGTTTGATGATAATTTTCGCAACGTCTTAGCGATGCCCGCCACGACAGAAGAAAAACAAATTCTTGATAATCCTTTAACCTATACCAATCCGGTTGAAGGCGACGATAACTGGGCGAGTGATTTAGGTAAAGTATCTCAAGTGCTTAACTCTTTATTGGTTGCGTTTAATCCGGCCGCTGCTACTGGTAATGGTTGGTTTACCGCTTTATCTAAATACAATGAAGTTAAAGAGACAGTGACAGAACGTGCTGCAAGGTTTGCCAATGCGATTATTGAAATTTTCAGATTGCCATTTGATGGCACTGAAAGTTATTATGATGATGAATACCATTGTCACCGTTTATATGGCGGAATTCCAGAGCTTAATAGTGGGAGTGCCGCAAGTGGCATAACAGCTAATGAATTTGCAGACCCTAAATTAAATACTTATCCCTATTCATTCTTTAAGCTTACCAATCATAAGGGAAGCCAACAAGTATTTAAGCCTGAATATGTATCAAGTCCTCATATTAGTTATGTTAGTGGGTTTGGTTCTCCTGTTACCGTGCGGTTTTGGTGTGATAACTATCAAGGCTATGGTGTTCATAAAGATATGAGTGTTATATCAAACACGAATAATTCTGTCCCAGTTCTTAATGACCGCTATGGAGCTTACTTGATGAATTCTAAAACCCAAAACGATGTTGCTGTTGCCAATAGTATCATTGGCGGTGTAGGTGCCGCAGGAATAGGTTTCGCAATGGGTGGCCCAGTAGGTGCCGCTGTTGGCGGAATTGCCAGCACCGCCGTCAGTGTATTCCAACAGATCAATAGTCAAAATGCTAAAAAGCAAGATGTAAGAGACCAGCCGCCTACTGTAAGCGGTGGAGCAAGCAATGGTAACTTTGAATTAAATGATCAATCGGACGGTGTATGGGTAGAACTATGGACAATCAATGATCAACATGGCAGAATCCTAACAGATTATTTTAAACGCTATGGTTATGCCTATAACATCACAAAAGTCCCTAACTTTGTTGGAACAACAAGAACCTATTGTTTCTGTAAAACCAGTGATGCAAACATTGTGGGGAATATCCCAACAGACGCTTTGATCACCATCAAGCGCATGCTGAATCAGGGTTGTACTTTTTGGACAGACCCCAATAAGGTAGGTGAGTTCGATTAATATTTTTAATAGTAAAGACTTTGGCCCGGCTTTATTAATTGGGATGCTTTTTGGATTAACGCTTAAAGGCGGTGGGGGTGGAGGTCAGACAGATGGATGGCCTTTACCACTTCCTCAATATAAGCTTGATAGTTGTGACCCAACCAACCTTTTTGGCTGCCGTTTAAATCCAGTTACAGGTTTATACGCTTTCCATGCTGGCTGGGATATTCAAGCTCCTAACGGTACAGACTTGTGGGCAATTGAATCCGGGACGGTCACACAATCCGGCATGAATGGTGGATGGGGTAATAGTATTACAGTCATGACAAATAAAGGCTGGTCTTTTATGTATGCTCATCGCCCTGTAACCGATGGTTGGCCTGTCGGTACTCAAGTTCAAAAAGGGGAAGTCATTGGACATATTGGCACTACCGGACAGACACAAGGCGGACACGTTCATCTTGAAATACGTGTAAATGGAGAAGCAATGGATCCGGCCAATTATCTACCTGTCAATGCGGATACCTGTACTTGTTTGCCATTACCGCCGCCAAATACCGGATGCTAGAAAGGAGAAAGAATTGATTTGACTGAAAATAATAAGGGCTTGCCTGTTGGTTTATATGCGACACTCAGCCCGCAATTTAAAAAGAATAGTTTAAATATCCAAACATTAGCAGACTATTATAAACGACTTCGTCTCATTGCTACAACCATGTTCGAGTGGCGGGGTCTTCCAGATAGTTGTGACGAACGTTTTTTAGAACAAGTCCTTTACTTTAATGGGCGGGCAATATTCGTTGAAGATGAAACACTGGGTTTTCTTAACTTAAGATGTACACCCGCTGGAGAGCTTAACATTTATGAATTGCCTGTAAGGTGGATGGCTTATAGTATTGCTTATCATGAAGAATATGAAGCGGATAATTGTGTCATCATTCGTAACAATTACGCCGAGATTCCAACTGATGAGACAGTCAGCTTATTCGCTTTAAGGTTGGCTGAAGTAGAACGAACTCTAGATGTTAACATTAAATCTCAAAAAACACCTGTCCTCATTAAGTCCAGTGAAAAACAGCGTCTTACAATGAAAAATCTTTATGAACAGTATGATGGAAACCAACCTTTTATCTTTGGTGACAGTACACTTGATGATGGGTTGTTCACAGTATTAAGAACAGACGCACCTTTTGTTGGGGATAAGCTTATTCAATATAAGCATGAAATATGGAATGAAGCCATGACTTTCTTCGGCATCAAAAATAGTAACATGGATAAAAAAGAAAGAATGATTACTGATGAAGTGAACGCTAATAATGAACAAGTTTCTATGATGACTGAGACAGGACTGGCTACACGAAAACAAGCATGTGAACTTATTAATGAGAAATGGGGGCTGGACGTTGATGTTCGATTAAGAACTGATAAAGAGTTGGCAGAATACCTTGACATTAATTTTGATGATGAGGTAGAATATGGAGAGGAAGGTGAGCCGTTAGATGAGTAAGTATACAACACAAATCAGATGGCTTGTTGAATCCGGTTGGGACTTTGGTTTAAAAGAGTACCCAATTTTTGATGAGGCCTATCGATTCCCTCTTAATCAGAAGATCATTGACCATTATTACTTTCGTGAAATTGGTTTTGAAACAGCTGCTTTGTTTAATCGGTTCTTGAATAGAACCATGAATGAGATTATGCCTTACTATAATCAATTATATAAAAGCGAATTGATTGAATTTAATCCCTTGTACACAATTGATTATCAAGAAGTTTATACTAAAAAGACAACGGGAAATAGTACAGGCACTACAACCGGAGAGGGAACAGAAGATGCTACAAATGTTCATAGTGCTACCCCTCAAGGTATGTTAAGTATCGGTGATATTAAATCAAATACATGGGCTGATGACGCTACTATTGATAATGGAAAAACTACTTCTAATATTAATACAACGAATAACTTAACCAATCTTGATGAATATGCAAAACATGTTTTTGGTAAAGCTAGTGGGAGTGATTACATTGATTTAATAAATAAATTAAGGAGCAGTTTTATTAACATCGATATGATGGTAATTGAAGCTCTTAGTGATTTGTTTATGAATGTTTATTAGAAAGGAAATAAAATGATTCCAGATAGATTAAATCGGTTTCGTGCATGGTGTCAGCAAGTTATACCTTTGGTATATGACAATAGCTTAAGTTACTATGAATTATTGTGTAAGGTTATTGATTATTTGAACAAAGTTATTGATGGCCAGAATGATTTAATAGGGCAAGTTACAATTAATACGACTGATATTGCACAGCTTAAAGAAGATGTTGCTTTTCTTGAGAGTGAAATCGAAAAAGTTAAAAATGGAGATTATGTAAGTTTATATCTTGATAGTATTATTAATTGGATTGATAAAAACTTACAATGTTTGGTGGCTCGTATTGTAAAATTCGTGGGATTTGGTTTGAGCGATGATGGTCATTTCATTGCATGTATTCCCGAATCATGGGAGTTCTTACAATTCGATACTGGTTATAATTATAATGATAAAGAGACTTATGGTCACTTAATTTTAAAATGGTAAGGAGAATAAAATGAGTTTATGCGGAAATAACAACCCATGTCCGGATTTGGTCACTGGTCAAAAGTGTGGTATCACTTATACAGGTGCGAGATATGTGCCATTGTTTGCAGATCCAGCTGAATGGTCAAGTGCTAATGCTTATGAGCCATTGACAATTGTTATTCATGAGGGAAATAGTTACACAAGTAAGACGTTTGTTCCAGTTGGTGTTGATATTAGTAATGAACAGTATTGGGCTTTGACTGGAAATTATAATGCACAAGTAGAAGCTTATAGACAAGAAGTAGCCAGTTTAAAAACCAGAGTATATGAAAGAATTATTTATGTAGATACAATAGCTGATTTACGTAATTATAATGATATTACAGTGGGTTATTATATCGCAACTAAAGGTTACTATTCTGCTGGTGATGGCGGAAACGGATTTTATTATGTGGATTATAAAAAAGATGGTGACATTGATAACGGTGGGTCATTAATTATAGTTGGTAATTGTGCGTGTCATTTATTGGGCGATACATTAAATGTAAACCAATTTGGTGCAAAAGGTGACGGTATAACAGATGACACAACAGCTATTCAAACAGCTATTAACTATCTTAAAAGCGATTATTTGGGTTACTATGCACAAAATACAAAAACACTATATTTTATGAAGTATTTATCAATCTTCGCCTCCGTCCTTCT